AAACAAACCACAGCATAATCCAACTAGCCGACGTGGACTTACCCGTGCCGTGGCCACTGCGGATGCTAACCTTGCGCTCACCGTCTGCAACAGCCCGCAGAAACTCAGCCTGATAATCGTGCGGAGTAGCGCCCAACACCTCCTGCACAAACAACGCAGGGTCATCGCGGTAACGCAGCACAAACTCCTCAAGCGGATTATCATTGCTCATCGGTGACATCCTCGTAATCCGCGTCAATAGCCATCGCCTCACGCTGACGATCCTCAGCATCAATCTGAGCCAAGTCAGCATTAACCTTGCGTAGCGCGTCCAAGTGCATGTCGCTCACGCTAATCGTAACATTGGTCTGAGGCCGGTTGCCGTAACGCTCCTGATTATACGAGCCAGCCATGAACTTGCGCCACTGCACCTTCTCACGCGTGGCAGCAATCTCCTGCGTTGAGCTGCCGCCGTCTAGCGCGTCAACCATCTCCAAGCCTTCCTCAACCAGCGCGTCAGCCGCCGTCAACTTGGCGTTATCCATCGCCGTCTTGTACTCAGGCACAGTATGCAAACTGTTGCGAAAATATTCCCGACTGCACTCAAACTCCTTGGCCATCGCCGTCAGCGTAGTGCCAGACGACAGCCGATCGAATATATACTCAGCGCCGCCGTTCTTGGCGACCTCAGCTAATATCTTTTTGCGTAAAGCCTTCCCAGCCATCGTGGTAACTCCCGTTTTTTTAAATTTTACTCTGAGTGAGCGTTGGTTGGCAAGAGGGGGCCGGGGGGGCTAAATGTAACCGTACCCAGCCTGACCATCGCGGCACTTTCGCTGAACCGTGCCAGCGGCAAGCCCATGCGCGTCAGCGGCCAACGCGGCTGACGCAAACTCACCCAGCGGCGTAAATACTGCGCGAGCACGAGGGTGGCTCGCTCGGTCACGCAGGTGGTCAGATCGTCCAAGCCGGCGCCGCCCCTTCGCATCCATGTCAGCCGTGTTGTCCTTGTAGCTACCGCCGCGAAGGTGGGCCAAGTTGCAGCAACTCGGGTTATCGCATGTGTGCATCACAACATCATGAAAACCATTGCCCGCGAGGCGGTAAACCATGCGGTGCGCCAAGATCGAGCGGTCCATAGCGTTAAACATACCGTAGCCACCCTTCGTCTTGCCGCCCGTCCACTCGTGGCAACCATCGCCAGTCGCATCAATCTTGCTCGTAAACCTATGCAGCCAGAGCCGCTTATTAGCCAGCGCTAGAGCCTCATTCTCACCACGCGGGCGGCGAAACTCTAAGCCACCCTTCTGCTTAATGCGGCGCGCACGCATATAACATGCTGAACACAACCCACGCGACATGACATCATCTCGATCACAATTACTGCACATTTTGACATATCCTCCATCTGGTGTCGCTTAACAGTTAATTGTTTTGGAATAGGTGGTCAACATTTTTTTGCGAGCGTGCGTGCGGAAAACTACACACACACTCCCCCGTCGAAACGCTGACCGGGGGGGCTATTTTGAGTGTCGTTTAACAGAAAAATGCCATAATCCATCATATGTAAAGTCACGCCATCAATGTTTACAGTGACTTAGCTTGTTTCGGCGTTATTGTTAACTGCGCCAGCATCAGCAAACACAACATGTAGTATTCAGGACTTGTAATTGAACAAGCGTTCAATTAAGCGAGCGCACCCGGCGCGTCGATGCCAACCAGTGTTGCAGAGAGCTTCACCCCTCACGCTCGCGCACAGCTCACCTCAGTGTATTGTGTTGCCTTCTGCGCCCATCAGCTCATTGATGTCAGATAATTCAACCAGAGCCTCGACCATTGCTTGCACGATCCGCTGCATGTCTGCGCCCTCCTCCAACCTATCGCTAACGTAACTAGCCAGCCAATCAATCTCATCCTCCGCTTCCTGATTGTCTTCGCATGCCACATCTAAGGTCAACTTAATTCGATAGGACATTCTCCCACCTTTCACAAAAATGCCCCCGACGGACAAACTGGATGCAAAAACCGTCGAGGGCAAGTTGGACAGCGCGGGAGGATGCGCTGCCTGCTGCTTACGTTAAGGCTGCTCAGTCGGCACGTCAAGCATACCCTCATCCAGCTCACAGCCGAGCGCCAAGTATGCAGCGCCATCGCAGCTGCTATCGTGATGCGGGCCATTGCGCAGCCTAGCCAGCTTCAGCAAGCACATGAGCCTACACACGTCGCCGGGCGATACCTTGATACCCAGATATGCTGACCACATATGCGACGTTGCACCGAAGTTCTCCTGCGGCGTCCCATAGTGAGCTTGTCTTGGCCCGTTAATCAGCCCGATGGCTTCCTCCAGCACCGTTGTGCGTACATTCTTCGTCATCTCACTCTCCTGTCGGTTCAAAGTTAATCTCATCATCAAACGCCCGGACTTCCACAACCTTCGCGCCGGCGAACTCTTTCGTCACAGCTGCCATCATCTCATCTGTGCGCACGCTCATGACGGCGCAAACTTCGCTGATATGATACACGGCCCACGTTGGATACTTGCGCCTGACAGCTGCTAGATCGCCGCTGGCGAGGAAGCAGTATGTCTTCCCCTTAAACTTGGCTATATGCCCGTCAACCTTTGGCGGCTCATGTCCGTCCTGCCTCGCCTTCACGTTCATCACCTTGAGCGCTTTAATCAGGCTTGTGGCCAGCTCGACACACAGGGTGTAATCTTCTGCGACCATTGCGGCCTCCAGATTACCTCTCAGCTCACGATAGCGCAGCGCGTATGCTGGCGGCACGCAATCAACCAGCGTATCTCCCCACACCTTAGCCGCCGCTGCTGACGCAAAGCTAAACGGCTCGACCGCTGCCGCTACCTTGTAGTGGATCGGCTTGCCATAGTTTGTATGCTTGCTCTCAAACGTGCCACGATTGGCCATCGCCGCTTTAGCCTTATCCGACTTTGCTTTTGCTTTTTTAACCATTGTGGACCAGCTCCCGTAAACCCTGATAACCCTGCCAGCAGGAGTTAGGACGCAAAGCTGCGCCTCTGGCCCGACTTCGCGCCAGCGAAGGAAGGCGGGACAGTGGAGCTGCTGGTCGTCTCAAAAAAAGAGAGTGTTCGCTTTTGCGAACTCTTTTTAAGACCTGCGCCTTGACAAAGTGCGTCACTGGAGGTAAATTTTCCGTAGGAAAATTCAGCAAATCCACTGACGCACTATACAAATAAGGGGTTTGCTTGATTTCCGAATCACCCACAAATTGACCGAATTTCAGCAATGCGTCACTGCGCGTCACACATGCGTCACTGAAATTTTCCACTGACGCACTACTCGATAACATCGAAATCATCCTCGTCGTTGGCCTGCTTTACCCTTTTTGACAGCTCTGCGAAGAACGCGCTCATTGGCTCAATGGCTTTTTCATACTTAAACTGGCCCTTTGACTTGTGTGGCCAGAAGTTCAGTTCTGTCTCCTCGTCGCTGTTGATGTAGAGCATAGCCTGCAAGTGCCACGGCGAGGCGTCATAGTTTGGCCAATAGAATGCCAGAATGTCGTTGCGCTCAGCGTGAAAGGCAAACTCTTGCACGTTTATAAATTGCTCCATATCTTTGTAGAAGCAATCTCTCGGGTCTCCGGTCCACTTACGTCTCATCAGTTCATCTCCCCTACTCTGCCCGTCGATACGACGCCTTTGCGCTCCCTGCGCTGGCTTGGGCTGTGATAGACAATTTCCTCCAGCAGACCTTCGTCATTCCACTGGCGCAGGATTGCCTTTGCCTGCCCTGCTGTCTTTGTGTGGTCTAGGTCTGAGAACCTGTAACCTGTGATGACTGAGCCGACCCAGCGTTGCTTGTCCTGCGGCCTGATAGAATACTTCTCGCCGTCCTCTGGGCCTTTGTCGATCAGATCAAGCATATTGTTGACTACACGGGTCGTCATGCCCTCCCACTGATCGGGCAGCTTGAACTCAACGGCCACGCCAACGTATTCTCCGTTGTCGAGCTTTGTGCTGACCATGCGGCGGTAGATTGCCTTATCCGCTGGCAGAGGTGCCGAAAGATTGGCCTTCCCGTCATCAACCCGGAAGACACCCGTCGCGCTGGCCTCTGGCACGCCGAGCGCCACGGCGTCCTCAAACTTAACTTTGTTGATAACTCTGGCTGCGCGAGCTGCGCCGATCAGTGAGCCGGCGCCGCGCACGCTGTCAATATCGGCATCCTCTCCGTTGCCTTTGCGCACATGGTGAACCACATGCACGGCACAGCCAGCCTCTCTGGCCAGCTGGCGCAGCATTGCGACCACCTTCTGCACACTCATGTTTGAGTTTTCGTTGACTTCGTGCGTCGAGATAAATGGATCAATTATCACAAGGCCGATGTCGTTGGCTTTTATCTTGTCTCGCATGTGGCTCAGGAAAGCGTCATTGGTCTCGATGCCGTCTCTGGTTTCCGCAGCCAGCGTGATGCCGATTGTGTCTTCCGCATCCATAAATAGTTTGCCGGCGATTTCTGGGTGCGTGACGTTATGTTGCTTCATGGCGGCGGCCAGTCTGATTTGCATCTCGGCCATGTCATCTTCTAGGTTGACGATCCAAACATTTGTTGGCTCATGCACTTTCTCGCCCAGCAGTGGCCGACCAGTGACCACAGCCAGCGCCTCAACCATTGTGAGCGAGGTTTTACCGATGCCACCAGCTGACGCCGTGACGCTGACAAAGCCGCGAATGTGGTGATGCCCGTAAATCCACCGCCTGCGAGGTAAACTTGCCTCATCAATAGTTCCGACTGGCGTTGGCCATTCGAGCTTCTGTGCAGGCTCATGCTGGCTCTCAGGCTCAATCTCGGGGTCGGGTATGGTGTCAAAGTCATCCAGCCCGTCATCTGGCTCAGGTAACTGT